CCCCTTGGGGGCGTCTAGGACATCAGCGATGATGTTCTTCGAATCAATGACCATACAGCAGTGCATGGTCGATTTAGACCAATATGTTCATATCAAATGGAGGTTTGCTCATGGCAGACATGTCTCGCGCTCGATATCGTGAACGGATTAGCCCTCCAGAGAAATCTGGATCGCAAATAATAGGCTATTTACAGGCCTATTACAACGGACAATGGCGGCCCATCTATACTAGCAATAGTAAAGGTGATCCCGTCTATGCCACGTTGCCCACTACGTATACTTCCGCTGAGTCTTGTGTAGATTATCTACATAAGAAAGTCAAAGGACAGTGGACGTCTGGGGCTCCGTTCAGGAAAATTAAAATCGAGCGTGCACCTAATCGTGCACCACAGGGTAACGGTACCTACGACTCTGGCTCCAGGACCTTAAATATTTTTGGTCTTGGTAACGTCAAGTTACGGTATACCGGTGGATGGGTAAATCCATCCTTCGCCGATCCATATGTTCCATCTGACTTTTCAGATACGAGCAAAATGTTAGGCGCTATTTCCCCTTTGGTACCACCGACAGCTGCCTGGGGTCCGGAGGCGTGGGCTAGGACCGCGCCAAAGCTTGAGATTGGCTCAATGGGTACCTTCTTTGCGGAGATCTCCGAGGCGCCAGCAATGCTGGCGACTTCCGCTGCGGGCTTCAAAGATATTTGGAGAAGCCTAGGCGGTGGAGCAACTTCGTTTAGAGGATACCGTGAGTCTGTCGGAAGACATTTCCTTCGATCAGGGCTTCAAACCCCTAAGAAGGTTTCCGATCATTTTCTCAACGGCTCATTCGGATGGGCACCGTTTGTTTCCGACCTTGAAAAATTTGCTGACAATAATGCCAGATTTTTTCAATATTACGACCATTTACGGCGTAATAATGGCCAATGGAAACATTACCGGAGGACCCTTTTAGACGACGTCACTAGAACTCTCGTTGATAAGGGTACAGGCAATCGGTGTGAACCGACTGGCTATACCTTCTTAGACGTGATTTGTAAACCAGGGATGTCCAGATGGGAAGTATGGGAGGAAAAATACACTCTCGTTACTACATCTGGAAGGTTCAAGTTTTACATTCCTAGTCTCGATGTAGCGAATTACCCGGACGATAGTCCGAGTATGGCCATGATCAGTGCGTGGTTACGCATGCATGGTCTTCGCGTTTCACCGAGCGTCGTTTGGCGAGCAACTCCTTGGACATGGCTCATCGACTGGTACGGTAATGTAGGTCGAAATCTCGACGTAATTACCGGTGCTTTGTACGATGGTGTAGTGTCCGATTACCTTTACCTCATGCATCACACCGAATCTCGCCTTGTCTGTAAACAGATTATGGCGACTGAAGGCGGTGATGTGGAGTTTGAATGGTCTCGAAAGATCGAGGTCAAACAACGTAACGAGGCAGGTAGTCCATTTGGTTTCGACTCGCCATGGGAGACTCTTTCCCCATGGCGCTTAGCAATCCTTGCGGCGCTTGGTATTTCTAAGCACTGAAAAAGGATATCTACTAGCCGAATAAGAACATTTTATCCCTTGAGAAAGGACGGAATGGTAGGCTAGTCAAACTCTCACTAACTTTAGGAGGTCCGCTAGGATGTTTTCCGACCCAATTTCTATCACCGTTAATGCAGTCGCAAAGTCGATGCCCCGTTTAAGTACGGTTACTGCTGGTAACAAAGTTACCACCGAGTATGGCACCGCCGATGGGCTCTATAGTTTAACTATATCCCATCAGCGTAACGCTGACGGACGAATTCGTTCGCTCGTCAAATTTACGCAGAAGGCTACAGTGACAAACCCGTTGGATTCAACCAACGACTATGACACTGAAAGCACTCAAATCGTCATCGATCGTCCCGCTTTCGGGTTTTCGGCGACGCAATGCGACTACAACTGGGCAGGTCTTAAGACCTACCTTGATACTGCAGCTATCACGAAGTTGTTTGGTGGCGAGTCTTAGTACTCTGCTGACTAAACGACTAGATAGTTACCTTGCAGTGGTGTTAGAAACAGCATCGTCCTCTGACGATGTATTCTGACATCACAAATGATGTCAGATGTCAGCACCTGGAAGCGGTTGGACCGCGCAATGGCTAAATGCCACAAAATTAACCGGGTTCGATTCCCGGAGGTGCTGTCTAAAAGGGATTCATGCTAGCTTGTTACTTACCATCCTATTATTGGAGGAAGTATGAAAAGCAAAGCAAGTGACCCGCTAGAGTTGTTGCAGTTCGTTTATAACGATTCATGCAACAAATGCATCGCTGATGTCTATGACTACCGTGATTTAGAAACTATTGAATCACGGGTCGAAAACGAGGGCTTATCATTTTTAACGATAACCCTACCCAATTTCTGTCGAGATTTTGAAAAATCTCTCGAAGAAGGGTTTATTGACTCATCGGCCTCTTCTGGATCCTTTCGGGGATTTAAGAAAGCCGGAGCAATCCCTGCATTCTTGCAGGGTATGCTCAGTCATGTTTTCGATAGAGACACAGGAGTAATTTACGATGTACAAGAGGATACCCCCACTGTTGTCGAGAGTGTTAGGCAAATCTGCCTTACATTCAAGAAACTTGAGGTCGACTGCAGTCCTAAAAAGATTGCGGCCGCATTTTCCTCGTTCACCGAAATTGAGCGAGCTTTTGATATGTTTTCAGTGCCAGAGAACTTTGAGACCTTTCTTAAAGTTTCTGACGTCCTTTGGGCTGGTTGCCTTGTGGGTATTAATCCACTCGATTGCAAACCAAAGCATGGACCTGGCGCAACTGCTGAGGGCATTTCTGGAAATCAGAAATATCATTGGCAGTTTTGGCATGATCGACTGGAACCTTACTTCCCCCTGATCCATACGGCGTATCCTTTAGGGATACCCACGGATGCTCGGGAGTTCCAATACGTAACGATGCTTGCCGAGGAGCAAGAGCGACCCGTAAGGGTCATCGCTGTTCCTAAAACACTCAAAAGCCCCAGAATCATCGCAATAGAACCCGTGTGTATGCAATATACACAGCAGGGGGTTCGAGATGCGCTGTATAGCGCAGTCGAATTCGGACGATTTTCTGCTGGACACGTAAACTTTCGTGACCAATCAGTTAATCAGCGTTTAGCGATGAGGGGATCGATTGATGGTCAGTTGGCAACAATTGATCTTTCAGATGCTAGTGATCGTGTTCCGCACGACCTAGCTATCCAGATGTTTCGTTGCAACCCTGACTTAAGGGACGCAATCGACGCATGTCGATCGACTCGGGCACAGATGCCCTCTGGTGAGATAATATCTCCCCTTAGGAAATTTGCGTCCATGGGTTCTGCTCTGTGTTTTCCCGTCGAGGCCATGTACTTTTACACGATTTGTGTAATGGCCATCCTCGAGAAGATGCAACTTCCTGTAACGCACCGTAATGTGTTTGTCCATTCACGGGGCGTTTACGTATACGGGGATGATATAATAGTCCCTAATACGCACGCGAGAGCTGTTTTCGATCAGCTACTAAAGTACAATTGTAAGCTGAACGTCAATAAGACTTTCTATATTGGAAAATTTAGAGAGTCGTGTGGCGTTGACGCTTTTGCGGGGTACGAGGTAACACCTACGTATGTCCGCAGAATGCGTCCTGAAAACAGGCAGCAAGCCAGTCAGCTCTTATCGTGGTCGGCTACAGCCAATGCCTTTTACAAAAAGGGTTATTGGCAGACCGCCAGCTTTATGTACTACATAATAGAGCGAATCGTAGGGCCTTTGCCTTACGTTTCCGAAAAGAGTTCGGGCTTGGGCCGTAATTCCTACTTGGGCTACAGATCTGCCGAAAGGTGGAATAGTAGGCTCCAG